CGAGCATAGACGGACAGTCCACCGCCACGCCGGCGCTCTACCTTTGAGCTACGCGCGCCCATAAAAGCCTCAAAACAACTTCGGCCCGCTCCAATATTTGCCCGCGATGAAAAGCTTCAACGCGTTCGCGTTGCCCACCGTGATCGTCATTCCGCCGGGGTACCACGCGCCGATGCAAGCGTCGGTCAAATTCTGTGGACCGAACGGCGCGTACGTCGTATTGGCCGCGATGGCAACTGTGTCCGGACGGACTACCGGCGTGGCTTGCTCATCCGTCAGGCTCAGCGTCGTTCCGGTGGAGTTGGTGCTCGCGTCCATCCAGCACACGTATACATCGGCGTGGCACGGCGGACCGCCGGGCAGTGAGCAGATGTCCACTGCGGAGGTAACTGTGATCAGCGTGGGCTTGATCTGCCAGCTATTGTTGATGGCGCGCGGACGCGTCTGCGCGTTCGCCGGCCACCCGAGCAAGAAAAGTCCAAGCGCGGCGAGGATGACAGCCGCGATCAATCCATAGATGCCGTGGCCGGCTTCGTCGATGTCGATAGGTGACGTTTTCATTCTTCTTTGTCCTGTCCCTTCGCTCCGCATCCGCCGCAAACCCACACGCCCTCGCGGTATCGCGCCAGCGCGCCGTGGCAGCTCGGGCAATCGGGCGTCTGCTTGGTTTCCGCGAGCACGGCTTTCGGGCTGAGTTGCGTGGTCCACGAATCCTCGGCTTCCTTCTGCGCCGCGGCCAGGTCCAGCGGAGTAACCGGAACGTGCGGTGTCAGCGTCGGCCGCCCTTCCGGATGCGGCTCGCCTTTTTTCAGCGCTTCGGCTTGCTGTCTCCACAAATCGAATAGCCCGCTGCCGTGCGTGCGGCACCAATTCACCATCTGGGTGAACGCGTCGATATCGTCGTCCTGGCCCGCCTTATCGATGTTGCCGGGGAACGCGGCGCAGCGCGCCACGAATCCGCCGACCCACGGAGCGATACTTGGATCCGGCAGAAAGCAGTTGCCGGCGGATTGGTCGGCCGACGCGGCCCATGCGCGTGCGATCTTTCCGCCCTCGGGCTTAATCGCTTTGATGCCGCCGATTTCAATCTTGAGTTCTGAGATCACCGCCGCGCCGTTCGCGGTTTCCTCGATCAGCTTGTAGGACGCGGCCGGCTCCTGGTAGCTCAACTGCCGGATGGCCTGCTTGAATCGCGGGTACGCCATCTTCTCGAGCACGTAAGCGAGCAGCCAGCGCTCCGCGCCGCGCGTGCCCCACTTCTGTCCCGCGCAAAAATCGCTGCCGGCCGAATCCTTAAACGAGCCGTCCCACGTTTCGACGATCATGTCGAATTGCTTTAGGTCGGGAAGCGCCGGCTGGCCAAGGCCGCCGTAATATTTCCACTTCGACGCTTCGAAGATGTTTCCTTCAAGCGCCGTCGGCGATCCATCGTAGAGCGACGACCAGATGGCGGACGACAACGCCGCCTTGGTCCTCAACAGCGCGTCCGCGTCGAATCGCGAGGGCGCCAGCGCTTCGCCGGTTGCGCTCAGAGCCGGGAAAATGTATACGTCCCAGGCGTCGCCGCCCTGCGTTTCGGCTTCGATCAGTCTACCTATGAGATCGTCTGTATGCCAGCGCGTGGCCATGATCAGCACGCCCGCGCCTTGCTGGAGGCGGGTATACAGATCCTGCAAATACCAGTTCCACGTGCTTTCGCGCGTGGTTTCCGATAGCGCTTCTTCCGCGTTCTTGACCGGGTCGTCGATCAGAAGCACGTCCGCGCTGCGCCCGGTTACGCCGACGCCGCGGCCGGCCGCGCGGTGGAATCCCTTGCGGCCGACTACCTCGAAATAATCCGAGACGCGCTTGGCCGCGTGCTTATTCGAGAAGTTGCCGGCGATGCACGTCTCCGGGAAGATCGCGTGATATTCCGCGCTGTCCATCGTCCGCTGCACGTCGCTGCCGAGCGACTCTGCCCATGAGGACGAATACGAGCCAGCGATGATGCGCAGGTCCGGATTCTTGCCCAGCGCCCACGCGGGGAACTTGCGCGAGACTATCTCGCTCTTGCCGTGCTGCGGCGGCGCTACCAGGATCACTCGCGGCCGGCGCCTGGCCGCCACGTCCGCGTAGAATCGCTCAACGATCTTCGCTACCGAGCGGTGGAACGGGTCCGCCAGATAATCCGGCTTCAGGCGTTGGATGAACGGGATCAGATTCCGCCGCGCCAGTTCCGTCTGCGCCGATTCGAGGAACAGTCTTGGTGAGTATGCGCTCAATGGTTTGCAGCTCCTCGGTGCTCAGTCGCGATAAATCGTAGGGCTGCTCCTGCGTCTGGATCGGCCCGCCCGCCTTGCCCACCAGCTCCAGCTTGCTCTCGCGGTACGCGGCCTTGCGCGCGCGGACGAAGCAAAGGAGTAAGTAGTCCGAATACTTTCGAATCGCGCCGACGGGCTTGCCCTTGTAAAATACGGGCTCCAGCACGCCGTCGATTCCGCGGCGCTTGATCTCTTCCTCGCCGGCGTCGCCATCCAGATCCGTGATGCGCCGACGCGCCGCCGCGAACGCGGTGCGGTAGTTCTCGTACCCCGCGCCGACGCCCTCCAGCCACCTATAGTGTGTCCACTTGCCAATCCCCGCGATCTTGGCCGCCTCGGTGACGCTGCCTAATCTGCGATAGGCGCGGAGGAACGCGTGCGCGGATCGCGGACCGTGCTGGCGGGGGACGACGGGATGGGCCATTTGGTGCGGAGTTTACTTCCGATAGGAGCGGTAGTCCTTGAAACCATTGAAGGTAAAGTCCTTGGTTTCCTTGCGGAACTCCGCTATCGTAAGAGAGTCAGACGAGAGCAGAGAGCGTTCGAAGCGCCCCCTGCCTCTAAATCAAACACTGGAGAATGACCAATGTCCAACCTAATGAGCAGTATTACACGCCGCCGTCACGTCCCGACTTCCATTCCGGAGTCACAGCAGATGGACGCCAAGCAGTTCGCCAGCGCCCTTGACATCAATCGCGCGACCGTCTATCATCGCATCGAGCGCGGCGATATCGTCCACGGCCGCAAAATCGGCCGCAAGCAGGTGTGGCGCGCATCCTACGTCAAGATGATTGCCGGGAGGCGGGCAGCATGAACGCCTTTACCGTTCTCGCGTTTCCGGCCACGCTCGCCATCGGCCTATATGTCCACTCGATTGTCGCGCCCGCCGTCGCGCATCTCAACGCGATCCTCGCGCTCGCGGGGGGCCGATGAAGGCCCTCTCCGTCCGCCAGCCGTACGCCAACCAGATCCTGAGCGGACAGAAGTCGATCGAGGTCCGCTCGTGGCCCACGCGCCATCGCGGCGAGCTGCTGATCGTCTCGTGTGCCGCTAGACGCGGCAACCAATATGGCGGCCCTTACGGCGTATCGCTGTGCGTCGCGACGCTCGCCGACTGCCGCCCGATGACCAAGCGCGACGAAACGGCTGCTATGAGCGCGCTACCGGGCGAGGGCGCGTGGGCCTGGGTCCTGACCGACGTCCGGCCCGTCGAGCAGATCCCCGTCACCGGGCGGCTCGGCATCTATGAGCTGCATGCCGGCGAAGGGAAAATCCTGTAGCCAACGCTCTCTGTCGCGCTCCGATAATGCCCGCAGGGCCTCCGGGTGGAAGTCGAGGCCCCCTTGTTCCTTCCTGCCCAGCGTCGGCGGTTTCGCAATCCCTCTCGACTCCAGATAATCGTATACCTGTCCGTTGCGCCAGACCCGCAGCGGAAAGACGCGGTGCGCGCGCTCGTGATATCCGCCGGTCTGCTTCATGATCAGCGCGCGGCTGAAGGAATCCGAACGCCGCCAGCCATACGCGATCCAAAGCACGTTCGCATCCGCGCGGAACTTGCGCTCCACGTCGGCCATCACCACGCGCGGAACTCTGCGGTTGCCGGTCCAGTGCGGCTGGAGGACCGCATTCCGGTAGCAGCGCGATAAATCGAAGTGCGGATACATTCGCACTCTGACGCCGCACCGCTTGAAGACTTCCTCGGCCCATTCGTCCACGATCTCCAGGCCGCGCACGCGATAAAGATAGTAGCCTTCGACGCGCCGGAACATCCGACAGCACAAGTCGAGCGTGGCGAGCGAGTCTTTCCCGAAGCTCACCGCGCATCCAATCGTGTCCGTCTCGGCCCGCACCAGCGCGAGCAAATTCGTCGCGGATGTGAGATGCGAGTTATCCGGTTGCGCCGGATTTGTTGAGGGGAGCCGCTTCGCCATGGGTGATGTTGCCGCCGAGATATTGCAGCCTCACGGAACCCGCGCTCAGGTAGCGCTCGCTCGGTGAAACGCCCATCGCGGAGAGCTTCGCTTCCTTGGCCTCTCGGGACGGAAACACGATCACGAGGTACCGCTCGGTGTCCGTCTTGGACTGGATAGCCGCATTGCCCTTCTTGCGAAGGTCTTTCATGTCCTGCAATTCCGCCGCGTTTTCTTCGACGGAATCCGGAGGGCCGCCGAGATCCTCGGGAACGCCCGCGCTCGCCTTCAGGAACTCGATTATTTCCGCCTGCTCGAAACCGGTAAGCTTGGGCAGATCCATTTCCAGCGCGGCCAATTCGCCCATCTCGCTCGCGAGCAAGTCGAGATCCCACTCGCTGTCCTCTTGCGCGCGATTGTCCATCAATCGGTACGCCTTCGCCTGCGCAGGCGTGAGGTCCTTCGCCACGTGAACGGGCACCACGGCCAGGTCCAGCAGCTTCGCCGCGAGCTGGCGTTTGTGGCCCGCGACAATCACGCCGTCGGCGTCCACCACGATGCACTGCCGCCAGCCGAATTCTTTTATCGATGCGGCTACTTTGCCGACCGCGCGATCCGAAGGCAGGCGCGGGTTTTTTCCGTAGGGCACGGGGCGGTCCACCGGCCACCACTCGATGTGGAGCGGGTCGATGCGCAACGGGTCTGGAGCGGGCTTAGACTTAGGCATGGATCAAAAACAGATCGACAATTTGTTTACCTACCACGCGCCTTTCGGCGACCAGGCGAAACGCTACGAGATGATCCGCGAAAACGCGCGGGAAATCGCGATGATAATCAACGACTGCTGCCCCGAGTCGCGCGAGAAGGCGCTTGCGATTACGCATCTTCAGAACGCGATCATGTGGGCCAACGCGTCCATCGCGATCAACGAGCACAATCGGCCGGCGTGAAATCTCCGGGGTGCCGGGGGGTAAGTTGCACGTTCGGTGCGGTTGGGACGGGGCCGAACGCGCGCCGCCGCGCCGTCAGGCGTGCGTTTTGTTGACGTTACGGACAAAAACTGTGCGAAAAACTAATGGTTTTCGCACGCCCAAATCGCGCGACTCAAGCCGCGTGTTTGCAACGTCTATTTCACGATTTTCCGGGAGGCTTTTCGCACACGCCCCAGCTCGTCGCGGACCGTCGAGAACGGGACGCCCACGTCGGCCGCAATTTTGCGCCAGCTCATTCCCTCTTTGCGCAGTTTGCGGGCGCGTTCGCGGTTGAAGATTTTCACCGGGCGGCCGCAGAGCTTGCCGCGCCTCTGCGCTTCCGCCACACCCGCGCGGACGCGCTCCACAATGATAGCGCGCTCCAACTGAGCGAGAAGAGCAAACAGATCGAGGACGAAACGCCCCATGGGATCGTTTTTGTTCGAGCAGACATTTTGAGTGAGGCTCTGCAACGTGACGCCGACGCCGTCCAGAATCAAAACGGAGTCGATGAACTGCTTTATCGATCGCGCGAAGCGATCGATCTTCCAAACGAGGATCAGCTCGAACTTCTTCAACCGCGCGTCGGCCATCAGCCGTTCGAAGACCGGACGGACCTTCACGCTCGATTCCTTCTCCAGATACTCGACGGCGTCCCACTGCATGCGCGCGGCGAATTCCCGCAGCGGCGTGAGCTGCATATCGTTTTCCTGCCGCACGGTCGAGACGCGCGCGTAGATGGCTATTTTCATTTGCGGGGAGTAGAATCGTAGCCAGTGGCCTGGAACCTTATACCCCGTATCGTGTCGGCTGTCGCCGCCGCACTGGGCCCAAGATTCGACCGCATCGACGCCGCCCTCGCGGCACTGACCAAAGGAGAAACGACCATCATGTTTGACCTCACCGCCCTCACTGCCGGTGTTACCGCAGAGACGAACGCAGAGGCAGCCGCGGAGACGCTGCTGACGAACCTCGCTACGCAGATCGGCAACACAGTCGATCCCGTAGCCATGGCCGCGCTCGCGACTCAGCTCCAAACCAACGCGGCCACGCTGGCCGCCGCAGTCGTAGCCAACACGCCCGCAGCGACGCCGCCCGCAGCGCCTGCCTCGTAAAGCTACGCGACAGGAACGGCCGCGACAGCGACAGGCGGGGGAACAGCGGATGCCGGCGTCAGATTGTCGAGGATGCCCGGCAGCGCGTTGTTGACCGCCACGGCCGCGTCGATAGCGGTTGAAAGAGCCGCCGCGGCCTTCGGGCTCAGCGTCACGCCTCCGCCGAATGCGGAGACGATGGACGGGAGCAGCGGCAGATTCGCCGCGATGATCGCGGTGGCCGTGGCCTTCTTCGTGATGCCCGCTTCCACGCTGGCGATGGCGTTCTCCGCCACGTTGATGGCGTTGCCGATCAGCGCGAGCAGCCCGGCCGCGGCGGGGCCCAGAATGGGAAGCACGATGGGCTCGGCCACCGTGTCGATCTTCGACGCGATGCCGAGAAACTTCGCGGCGTCCGCGGTGATCTTGATAAAAAGCGATTTGAAACTCATACGTTCGGTGTCCTTGTTTCTTGCGCGGCCTAGCTTTGGCTCAGCGCGAATTTGATTTTGCCGTTCATCACGTGCATGAAAAACGGAATGCCGGGGTGCCTGGAGACGTCGACGGTGAGCACGGAGCTGGGCGCGTCGTATGTCGCAGTCGCCACGATTCCGTCGCCCGCGAAGGCATAGCTGCCGTCGGCATTCGGAGTGACCACGATGTCGTGGTCGGCTTCCATCTTGACCAGCATGGCTTGCACCTGGCCGTTGGTGACGTTTTTGTAAGTGAGCGTGTCCATAATCGTTATTGAGCGTTCGCGCACCAGGCCTGGCACCCGGGCGAACGCGAATCCTGGATGCGGCACGTATCGCAGAAGTTGAAATGCACCTCGGCGGGCGGGCCTATGCGGAACAGTTCCTTGTATCGGCGTTGCCAGTGGCGCGTTCCGCAGCCGAATACCACAAGCCCGCACGCGAACACAAGCGCGAGCTTCACGCCGTCTCCGGATACCACTTGCCGGCGAACAGCGCGGCTTGTTGCTCCACCGTACATCGCTGCACGTGATCCGGGTCCACCCAGTCGTGAACGACGCCAGGCTTGCCCCAGTCGATGCCGCCGATCATTCCGTACTTCGCGGCCAGCCGGCCAAGGAACGCCCAATCGCCAGCCCACGAGGCTTTGCCGTCGATCAGCTTGGCAAAATCGCAGGCCAGGCCGAAGTGATGCACGCCGACCCTGCGCAGTTGTGTCGCGTGTTCCGCGAACAGGAGCTGCTGCCGCGCGGCCGAGCGATACGTCTCCGTCACGAACAGATCGACGCCGACGTCGAACGCGTCCCGAATAATCCCGGCCACAGCGGCGTGTGTGGCGGGCTCCAGCAGGTCCACGTCGCGGCATTCGATGGGAGAGTTGAAGCGCGGGTCGTTGCGGATTACGTCAAGGTAAAAGTTGCTCACAAGCCCTTCACCCGGAAGAACACCGCGGCCACAACCGAGATGATAGCTACCACCACGCCGATCGCGCCGACGGCATAGCCCCAGCCGCTTTCCATTCCGGTGCGCTCGCTTCGCTGTTCCGTGACTCGCGTCCCCAATGCGATGATGCGCGCATCCGTCGCTTGGAGTCCGGTGACCATCTTGTCCGTGAGGCCTTTGAAGAGCGCCTCGATCTCGGCGCGCGGCATCTGCAGACGGGCGGTGTCGTTCAGCGCGGCGCGGAACTCGTTTACCGAGTCGAATCGTTTCTCCGTCGCCGACTCCGCTTTGCTCACGGCGCGGTCGGCCGCTTGCAGCGCGATATCCACGGCTTGTTTCTGCGCGAGGATCTGGGCATCGAGCGATTCTCTGGACAGCAGGATGGTCGCCGCCGCAGCGGCGAAGCGGTCGTCGTTGCGCAGAGTGTAACCATCAAGCATTTGCTGCACGTGCACGCGCAAGGTTTCGAGCGTCCATCCGGCATCATCTGCAGGCATCGTTGCTACCAGCCGAGCCGCCCGAAGCCGATGCCGCCGCCATTGTAGCCATGCTGCCAGTAGCCGAAGCCGCCGCCGCAAAGGAGCAGGACCAGGATTAAGAGGATCAGCATTTCGTTTTTCTCGCTTTCGTTTTCGGGCCGGCGAACGGCAAAAGCAGCAGTTTCGTCAAAAGTTCCAGCCGGTGGACATCCGCCGGCGCCGCGCGCTTATCGGTTCGCACGTAGAGCAGCCACTCGAATTGCTCGCGCATCACGTCGTCTAGACTCGCCTCGGCGACAGACCGCCGCAGCTCTGCGGGCGGGTCGATCTGCGGAAGCGCCGACGGCCGCGCGACGAACGCGGGTGCGCGCGCCACGGGAGTCACACTCCCACCATCCCACTGCGGTACGCGATGTACCAGAGCGCCAGCGCCACGCGCGGGTGGTCGAGCTTCGAGATCTCCAGCCGGCGGTAGGAATTCGTGAGCAACGAATGCACCGTCTCTTGCGAGATCGCGAGCTGGAACGCGATGGTTTTGTTCGACAAGGATTTCGCTACGAGGCCGGCAATCTCGATTTCGCGGGGAGCGAGGTGGTTCACGTTTTCTGCACTTCGGACAGTTCCGACACGTGTCCGGAATCTGTCTATTGAGTCTGATACACTTGTCTTATATGCAACCAACGCCCGATTATTCCGATTGGTGGACGAAGAAGGAAGCCGCCGCGCTGCTCCGCTGTTCGGAGAAAAGCATCGAACGAATGGCCGCTCGCGGATTGATTCAGCAGGCCTCCAGGCAGGTGCCCAAGCGCCCGCCGGCCGCCGTCTATAATCCGATAGACATTAGAAAGCTGGCGGATCAGAACCGGTCTGCCGCATTCGTGGTGCCGGGCAGCCCGGAACCGGAAGCGCCGGCCGCCAGCACCGCGCTGACATCGATGAGCGCCGCGCCGGTGAACTTTATCGAGCAGCTCGTGGCCGCGATTCGCACGCCGCCGGCATCGGTCAAGGATAAGGGCTGGCTCACGCTCGCGGAAGCGGAAGCGTATTGGGGCCTGCCTCAATCGCATCTGCGCAAGATGATCAAGAGCTGTCGACTGGAGGCGATCAAGATCCGCAGTTGGTACGTGCGCCGCCGGTCGCTCGAAGAGCTATAGCCACTCTCGACAGACGTTGTCGCCGATGTCCGAAGTATGGTATACCATACTTAACACTGCTTCGAGACCCATCTGTTTTCCAAGGGGGTTGGCCGCTCCCCACGGTGCCAACCCCTTGAAGATTCAGCAAGTTCCCCCAACAAAATCGTAGGCAGCCATGTGGTCCACGATACTGCACGGATGTGCAGTATGAGGGAAAGCCCCCGCCGCCTCAAACCCTGACGAGTGAGGCCGGGGCGGCATGGATTGGGGGGCCTCTCAGCGAGCCGTAGGATTCGGTCGCGAGCCAGTCGTGATGCAATCGAGCGCCGGCCGCTGGTAGATATCGCGGCCGCCGAACAGATGGCGCAGCATCCAATTCCGCGCGGGGTTGTCGTCGGTCTCGTGGTCGTGCGAATAGCGCCGCGGGTTGCCGAGCCGCGCGGGCATCCGCTCGTCGTTGCCTTGCGTCGTCACTTCGAGCTGGAACAGTTCGCCCGATTTGTGGCGCCGCACCTCGCGCACGTTCGGCGATCTCAACAGCATTGCTCTACGCTCGGGGCCGGCCAATTCTATGCACCACTCGCCGCACATTACGGGCACGCGGTCGTGCAAGCGTTCGTCATTCGCGCGCAGTTCTGGTGTCATTGTTGGAAGCCGGAATAGTTTCAGAGCCCGTCCCGCCAGGCTGTTTTCAGGTGCATCTTCCCAAGCCGATTTGGGGACGGCTACGACGTGACCACTGCGATAGCGCGGGGAACGGGACTGAGATGACGCGGCCCGGTGCGCTGCTCCTCGGTATACAGACCGGTGGGGTCTTTGGGATCGGGGAGATCTTTCAGTTGGACAAGGATTTTCTGCAGGAAGTTCGCCGCGCCCCACAGTGTCCGCAGCTTGCGCTTGCCGGAGACGGTTACGCGGCGCGCGTTGTCGCGCATTGAAATTAGGACATCGAACTCCTTTCCCTGGCCGACGCTGGTTTTGCCCGGCGGCAGGATGGAATCGGGATACCACGAAAGGATCGTTTCGCGCTGCTTTTCGCACCACGTGATCTCGGACTTAAAGGGAGCTAAGGCATCGTCGAGCGCGCGCTTGCGGCGTGCGAACTCATCGAATTCCGCGGCGTGTGTCTCGACTGGAACCATACATCCTAAGTGTGCGCCGCGGATGTATACCCGCGATACCACCCGTGGTGGCTACTACAATCGCACTAGTTTACAGGGCAAGCACTGCGGGGGCCATGGCACGCGCGGGCGCGCGATTCGCGGATTTATATGTACGAAACAATACTAATAGCGGTGTTGGCGGATGCGAGTCCATTCCCGTGTACACGGGAATTGACTATGCGGGCCGGTCTTCGGCCGCGCTGGGTCACGATGGAGATTGTATCACAGCGGAACGAACGTCAAGCGAAACCTCGTAAATTTCCTAACTGTTTTCGGGGGGTTTGCAGAACTGTACGGGAGGTAAGCTGTCAGAGTGACACGGAATTGAAACGAAGCGGCGCGTCTAAGATCGCGCATACGGAACGCGCCGCCGCCGAAAGTTGATTCTCAGCCGGGAGACCAGTTCGCCCGGCCCGAACAATTTCTATGGGCCAATATAGCACGCCCGCAAACGCATTTGCACAATCGCGGAAGACCGTGCTAGTGTGGTTCCTTCGCTGTAGCCCAGGCCAGGGTTGCGGTGATGTAGTACAGGATTCGGGCCGGCCGCATGGTGTCGCCAGACACTCAGGGCGCGGCCGGTACCCGAAGTCTTCCTGCCCTGGGAGACGACCGATGCCCGCACACTCAGTTGCGCCGCAGCCAGCCCCCGATAACGCGGGACCGGAGAGCCGCGTCCGGACCGCCGCGGAGATCCGCGCGCGCCTCGAATGCCGGCGCGCGGCCTATCGCGATTCGCTGGCGAGATTCGCGCGCATCAAAGAGCGAATAAGAGCAATGGTCGAACCGCGTCCGGACGTGTTCGCCGAAGCGGTGCGCAGTCTGCGGATCGCGGACGAGGAGCACTTGCTCGCGTGCCGCGCTATCGCGGAGTTGGAATGGGTTTTAAAGGAGGAAACTATGAAAAAGCCGAAGCCAAGGGCACAAGCGTTCCTTGGTGTATACAAGGTGCGGCGCGATCGCCAAGGTCTGGCGCGTTGCCGCGTGTGCGGATGCACGCAGCTTGACGCGTGCGCCAACGGCTGCGGATGGTCGGAGACGCCGGATCTCTGCACCACGTGCGCGGCGCCGGTGGACGCGATCCGCGAGTGGTGCGACAACGCCAGGCGCCCCAACGTGACGGGGCTGTTGCGCGAGGTCCGCCGGCAGATCGCGGCGGAGCTGGTGCAGCCGAAAGCGCGTTCGGCGCGCGCGGGAAGGGGGGCTTTATGACGGTGCGGGAATTCCGGGATAGCCCGTGCCAGACATGCGGCGGGACCGGCAAAGTCGATCGAGGGAACGGCACTACGAAGCCGTGCCATTGCGCGGCGGGGATACGCGAGGCCGCGCGCATACGCGAACTGCGGCGGGCGCGCGAGGTTCAGCGCGCGAGATCGGCGCGCGTATGAGCGAGAAACGTGAAGACGGGCCGACAACTAAGCTCATTAAATCGATGAGCGAGGAGCAGCCGCCGCGGAAGGGCATCGGCTTCTGGAACCCAGAGCCGGCGGAGCTGGTCCACTACCAAGCCAACAGAGGAGAAACCCCTCTGAATATATTGGTCGGGATCGTGAAGAAGAACAGCAGCCTTCGCGATCCGCCAACCAGGTGGGCCACGAACGACGACGGCGAGCCTATGACCATGGCAGAGATCGCCGCCGTGTGGCCCCGGGAACCGGAGGACGGCAAGCCGCCAGAGCGCGGAGTCTCACTCAAGCACGCGCTGAATACGTTGGCGGCCGGAGTTACGGAAGGGGTCCTTTGCAGAGAGCGCGAAAGCGAGAAACGCATGGGACGGAACGGCGGAGGCGGGGTTGGGCTGCGATCCGATGTTCCGCTCGCACGGAAACAAAGGACTTTCGAGGAAAGAAGTTCCCGTGTACACGGGAACTTGTCTGCTTTTCCTTATATCGACTACGATGCGCTCGATGAAGCGCGAAAACAGACACTTATCCCGTATGCCGCCAAGCTCAGTGTTTGGGGCGACGATCAAATAAATGCTGTCGTCGCGCAAGCGCGCGAACGGGTCGATCAGGAACAGTATAACGCCATCGTGGCGCTTGGCGTCAAGTGCAAACCGCGCAAGCAGAGAGAGGCAGCCGCTAAGTGGAGTAAGTCGGTGCAGTTAGAACTTACCCTGGCCCCCGTGCCTTCCCCTGTACACGGGACGAATGCCGCCGTACACGAGCAGGCCGCGCCGCCGGCGGATTTCCCTGTACAAGCCGAATCCGCGACTTGTACGCCCGGCACACCCTTATTGCAGTCCAGACTACAGACTCCTACTACCAACACTGTAGAGATAAAGGAGCAGAGTAGTAGTCAGTCAGTTGGGGGGGAGCAGCTACCGGTAACTTGCTCCGGACTGGCGTCCGGCGCGTCCGTTTCGGAAAACCCTTCTGATGAGGGCCGAACTGCAACCGAGCTTCCAAACGCGGCAGAGATTCCGGAGACCGGGGAAGCCGCGCCCGCGAGCCTACGCGCGCTCAAAGCGATGATCGAAAAAACGGGCATCCCGAAAACCCTGCGCCAGGAGGTGACCGACCAGCTCGTGGCGAAAACGGCGAAGCGCATGGGACCCGTTACGAATTCGAACATCCACTCGCTGCGCGTGCTGATCGTAACCCGCAGATGGCGGCTGGGCACAGATTCCCTGGGGCTGATCTGCACGCACCTGGCGCCCCAGGTGCGCAAGGAGTGGTGGCAGGCGGAGCAGGCGAAAAAAGACGAAGCGCGCCGGCAAGCGGATCTTGCCAACCAAGCCGACGCGCAGCGCAACGCGGACGACGCCGCCCGGGCGAAACGCGATAAACATCTTCGCGCGCACCCGGAGGCCTGCGAGCTGTGCCACGGCCGCGGAAAGTACAAGTGGGAGGGGAAGGAAATCGTATGCGGCTGCCCGGCCGGCCAGGCCATCCCCGGCGCCACGATCCCGCCTACGCGCCAGGTCGAGCGCACGCGCGCTCCGGGCGCGCCGGAAATCGATATCGCGCCAGATTGCCCGCAGTGCCGCGGGAAAGGTGTGCGATGGGACGGCCACCGCTACGTGCAGTGCGACCACGCGAAAGGAGCGGGCACGTGAAACAGCAATCGCTTTTTTCCTACCGCCCGCCTTCCCGTTCGCGCATCGAGCGCGTGCGGCTCGCCATGGAGGCCGACGGAGGCTTCGCGTTGCGCCAGCGCCGCCGCGAAATGGCCCGTAGGGCGCGCTACGCCCGCGAGAGGGAGCGTAAGGCCACCCAGGGGGACCCGCCGCCGCGTGCGCCAAGACAGGCCGCATTACTGCCTATGCCACGGTTCGCGCTGAGCGAGCCCGCGTGGGTGCGCAAGGCGCGGTATGCCGATCCCCGCTGACATCCGCCGGCGGTTCTACGGCGTGGTCTGGCGTACGATTGTACGTCCGCGAATACTGAAGCGCGCCGGGTACCGGTGCGAGCGTTGCGGACTTGCGAACGGGGCGGTAGGAATAAGAACGAATCACGGGAAGCTGTTTCATCCGGTTCCCGTGCGGCGCCGGCGCGGCGCCGGCGCGGGGCATGAGATCCGGATCGTGCTGCAGGTCTGCCACCTGGATCACACGCCCGGCCACGACTCAGACGACAATCTCCAGGCGTTATGCGCCCGCTGCCATTTTCTTTTGGACGCGGAACAGCATCGCGACACGCGCGCGAAACGCAAGGACGCGGCGCGCCCGCTGCTTACGTTGTGACGCCGCGCGGCCGGTGTTCCCACGCGTCCCACACGAGCGTCGCCAGCATGCCTTTGCCCTGGCCGTGCAGCGCGGCCACCAGCCGCCCGAGGGCCTTGACGCGTTAACGCCTCCTTCCGAAGCTCTACGTTGTAACGCGATGCACGGTCGGGATCACGCCGTCCTCGCCGACCATGACGGGCGTCGGCGGAATCCAGTGCAGGATCAGCTCGCGTGTCCCCTCCACGATTTTGCCGGGCTTGGCCTTCGGTCCGGTCCAGAACGCGTGCCAGTGCGCGCGTCGAATGTGCGCACGCGGGCTGGCGTGCGTTCCATCTCCGTTGCCGCTTGATCGGGGCGCCTCCGCGGCCGCCCGCAGCGTCGCGCCGAGGCGGTACGCTACCTCCCACATCACCGGTTGATCCGGCCCGAAGTCGCGCGGACCTTTTTTCGTCTTGGCCGGCTTGCAGCGCACGCCGCGCATCGGATCGCGCGGACGGATCTCCGCGGTGGTAGAGCACAGGTAAAGAGTGAGGGAGACCAGCGGGGCGAGCGAGGTAGCCCCGGCAGCTTTAAGCGCGTTCGCGGCCCACTCATACTCGCGGAGCTCGATATCCCGCTCAGCGTCGGCCATTATTCCAGCTTCTTTCTCGGCCAATCGCAACTTCTGGGAGTTAGCTTCGGCAAGCATAGACTCGAAATTCTCACTGAGATTCGAGCCACCCAGATGCAGCGGGATAGGCACCAGGCCCCAATGGGAGACGGGAAAGTCCGGAAAATCCACATCGAAAACAAATCGCAGCTCCATCCGGCCGCTGTTCACATCGTGCTCGAGGTGAACATAAAATCCGACCACATTCTCGGTCGCGAGGACTGTTCGCCGGTCCGGGAAAGGAATATAACAACACCAGGTCGGAAGTGTTTGCAGCACATCGATCGGAATCGGGCCATCCACCGGCGTCTCCCAGATCGCTTCGAAGACGGTCGGGTCGAACTGATAGATGGCCTTGGCCGGCCGCCATGCGGCAAGCGCGCCGAGCGGACCCACGCGTCCGACCTGCTGCGTGTCGAGCCTTGCATTGCCTCCGCCACTCACAATCGCGTACGCTCCGGATAGTGGCATGTAACACCACCGCGGCCATAGCTGGAGATCCTTCCCGCGAGCAGCGCGGAAGCTATCCACCTGCTTCCACGCGTCCGGATACGCGCGTTTGACGGCGGCGAGATGCTGCACACATCTTTTCACCGCGGCCTCGTCGACCTTCACGCGATCCTCCGCTGCACGGGAGCGCGGCGCAGGAACGCGACACGCACGGTGCCGGCAGCCGCGTCGATCTCCACGCCCGCGAATTCCGCGCTGGTGAATATTAGGACTCCGCACTCCTCTCGGCAGCGATGCTGCACACCCGGCTTAATCGCCGCGCGGCAAAGCGGGCACACCATGCCGGGCACGGTGGAATACGTCTTGCCTTCGAATTCGAATCGCATCACGCCTCCTTCCGAAGCCCCATCAATTCGTCCATCACGCGACAGCGCTTTTTATTCCGCTGCTGAACCGCGATCATGTTGCTCACATCCTGGCTGCTGACAAAGAGTGCCCCGCGCCGGAACGTGGATCCGATCATGCCATCCTGCGCCAGGACCTCGACGCGCTCGACGGTCACGCCGAGCAGCTCCGCGGCGCGGTGCGCATCCATCGAGTACGCGGGCTTGCGCGCTTTGATCGACTCGCGCATGTTGCGACAGATATCCTTGCGCCGCTTCGCTGGCACCTTCATCCGCGCCGCCTTGCGCACGCCGGGGTCGGCCTTCTCACAGCCGCACGATTTCTGCCCGTGCCCGCGATCCTTGCCGGTGTTGCCCAGCAGCCGGCCGCCGGGAACGCGGCACATGGTACCGCAATCGCAGAGACAGCACCACAGCGATTTTCCGTTTTTATCCTGGCCCGCATAGTAGCGCACGATCAGCCGGCCGTACCGGCATCCGATCAGCGATTTAACGCGAGGAGGAACCGTGGGCGTGCCCTTCGGTGGCACGCCGGGGCGCACATCGCGCTCGCCGTCCATCACGTTTCCTTCCGGCAGCGATGCTGCACACCCGGCTTAATCGCCGCGCGGCAAAGCGGGCACGCCATGCCGGGCACGGTGACATAGATCTCGCACGATGCTGTAGATCGCTTCGTCTTCTTGATCGTCTTTTTCATCGCTTCCCCTTCGCGCGCTTCTTCGCGGGCTTGGCCGCCGCGCGCCGCGCACGTTCCTTCGCCCACCGCTCCTGCACCATCATTCGCCCGTGTTCCGCGCGCTCTTCGTCCGATGTGTTTGCCCAGCGCTTGTGCGCCAGGTCTGCCGCTGGATTGCTCATGTTCGCCCACTTTACCACACTTGCGCTAGTATGCTATCTTTCGACAGTACTATACCCACCGTGGCAGAAAATAGTGCAAAACACAGCTACTTGCGCTAGTATGAGAGAGTAGCAAACGAGAGCAAACGCGGAAACGCGGGAGGATCGAAAAAATGACGAGTAACGCATATAGTGACTACGGCCCGACGTGGACGGAGTCGATCATCGAGCAACTGAACGGGGTAGCCTTCGAGGTCGGCATAGAGTCCGATCGGAAACAGCGCGGGAGCGCGGTAAACGTGGAGGTTTGCGACCACGACAGCGCACAGCAGCTATTCGTACTCTGCGTCCGCAAGAGCGACTTCCACCCGCGCCGCTACACGCGGACGCGCAAGGATTATTTCCTGTGCGGGCGCAACGAGAACGGGAACGCGTTTGCCCACCCGGTGAACGTAATCGCGACCAACGCCCGCGTCGAGGTGGCCCTCTGCCGCATCTGGGACGTCACTCCCTCCCTCCTGCCCAAGATCATTCGCCAGGGCGATGTGGCTCTTATCCCCGAGCGCGGCATTACTTTTCGCGATGTCGAGGAGTTTCCGATTGGCACGTTCGCGGTCGAGTCGCATATTATCCGCGCTGCCAAGGTTTACACGAGCAAAGACAAGAGCGATGATCGCATTTTCGTCGCTGGCTTTGCGTCGATCCGGCACGAGAAGGGGCAGCACCCCTTCGTCGCCGCCCCGCTCAATCCGACCAAACTGTACCGCGTCCAGCTCGGCAAGCGCGCGCAGACCTGGGGTTTCGCCCAGCCCACGGCGGACTAACTTACGCGGGGGGCCTTCGCGCGAGCGGAGGAAATGCGCTGCTGCTCGCATTCTCGTACCCCCCGCTCCAAAATCGCAGGCGCGGGCGAAGGCCGCGCGAGATCACGAACGCGGAAACGCGGGAGGAAAAACGATGTCAACGTATCGCATGGACGACGGAACGGTAGTCAAGACGGAAAACAGAAGCGCGATGTGGGGGGAAGCGACGCGCTGGAACGGCAACAATCACATCAGTGTGGCCACGGGGAGCCAGTGGAATCACCAGACGCTCTACCGCTCGCGCAAGGGGCGGTACTACATCGAGCATGAGAGCCAGTGGCAGGGGAGCACGCCCCACGCCGAGTGGGTGAGCAACCACGAGGCGACGCGCTGGCTGATCGCCAACGGCCACGAGCTGCCGGCGGATCTGGCAGCGCTCGAAGGGGAGGTGTCGGAGTGAGCTGGAACATGCCCGACGGCGCCACCACCGACCAGTACGACCGCTACTGCGGCGCGTACGACCCGCCCGAGCCCGAGGAACCGGAATCGACCTGGGAGTGCCCGGTATGCCATTGGATCGGCGAACCACGGCTGCTCGATCTCTGCTGGGAGATGGGCGACGAGGAGTTCCTGCTCTTCGAGTGCCCGAACTGCCGCCACCGCGATCCATACGTGGACCGGCTGCCGGCGATTGTCCCCGCCCTCGAGCCCGCCGCCGCGATCATGGCGCGGGTGCTCGCGGACTACACAATCGCGGACGTGTATACGTCGGAGCCGCTGCGGAAGCCGGCCGCGTCGATGCAGTGGGAATTGGATTATAGGGATTATCGGGAGGTTGCATAATGCCCGATTATAAAGTCCGCCGATTTTCCAACGAGCACATCCACGTCGCTGAAATGCACGACGGGCACGTCCAAGAGGAGTGTTTCATGTCCCGCAACTGGAATCGCTGCACTGCCTCGGAACTGACTGTCGAGCAGTATGAGAGCGGGCCGCTCGACGGAGACGATCTCAGCTATCACGACGGCGACAACTGGGTGGACGCTCCGCTGAGCGATTATTGCCCTCTTTGTCAGGAGATACCGGCATGACCTTCCTCGCCCGCAGCTACACCACCGAGGCCGCCCGCTGGCAAACACGGGCCCGCCGCCTACGGGCGCGCGCCGATAGGCTCACGGGAGACTCGCAGCGAACGCAGGAGTGCAGATCGAGATTGTTGTGGAGTGCCCGCACGGCGATTGCTTGCGCCGAAGCGGCGATGAAGGACGCAGAAAGGGAGGCCGCGTGAAAAACACGGAATGGTTGGTCGGAATGCGGATGTGTGCGGACGGTCAGATCCGCGCCGTTTACTGCGACAATCGCGGGGAGTTCGTACGGATCTCCGGACGCAAGATTCGAAAATTCTGACGCGCGTAACAACGCGGCGCCTGGCCAGCGCGAAGGAGGCCAAAAAAGAGGAATCGATGTATTTCACAATCGAAACGAAGCAGCGCCAGGTCGGCATTTCCGACCGCGAGAAACGACAGAATCCAAATGCCGGGGGGCAGTATTTGGAAACCTTCGGCCCGTTCGCCTCACGCGAGGCGGCGGAGCAGTGTGTGGTGCAGTTGTCCGCGCGCTCAACGATCCAGGCGGCGGAAGTCAGAGTGCATGGTGGGAACCTCCCTGGAGAGAAGTGAGTTGCGATCCGCTCCCCCAGCGATACAGGGGATGGAGAGGATGAAATGGACGAAATAAGGACGTGCCAAGATTGCGGAGCCGAATTTCCCGAGTCCGAGGGCTTCTGCGGAGACGATCTGGTCCTGTGTCGCACATGCGCCGATGCCGACGCGGAGAATGACCCGCCGCATGAAGCGGCAGGGCGCAGCTTTTGAGCCCGGCGCGCGGGACGCACCCGCAGATCCAGTGGGACGGCGACTCGGATGGATTCGGCGAGGACGCCACTAGCAGAAAGCGAGCGGTAACGTTCGCGCGCCTGGCCAGCGCTTATGGAGGCCGTCCGCGGCTCGCGGGTAATCGAGCTGGAGAAAAAACACATGAAAGTGTATACGGCAGTATCCAATTATTCGAATCGGGCGGGGGGCGAAATGTCGTCCGGCCCCTACCGCTCGCGTGCCCGCGCGGAGGAAGCGGCGATCGCTATGACCGCCAAGGGCTACGAGACGGTGCGGATTTTAGAGAGTGATGACGATTCGGAGGAGGAACGCGATGCCTGAAAAGATTACGTTCTCCACAAACATTCCGGTCCGCCTGCGCCTGCGCTACGCGGAGGGCAAGCCGTCGCCCTCGAAATTCGAGGTGCGCGGCAAGCCCCAGATGCAGTACCTTTTTTCCACGACCGACGACAAGCTGTTTTATGTGAGCGAGGCGGTCGGGAACATCTTCAACGATCAGATTCGCTCGACCGGCATACAGGCCGGCGAGCTGATCGAGATCGTGAAGCGCGATGTGCCCCAGCCCGGCGGGCGCAAGAACGTGCGCTGGTTCCTCTCCCGCGTGGGCCTCACGGGCGAGCAGGGCGACGGGACATTCGCGGTGCGGCGCAGCAGCGCGCAGTACCCACCTGAGCCCGCCGATCCGGAGCCACCCACCCCACCGCCGCCGGCCGCGGCCGACGACGCGGCGCTGATGAAGCAGTTGGAGGACTCGATCATGCTGATCGAGGCGCGCAAGCTGGCGAAGGGCCGCGTGGCCGAGCCCGCCAGCGAGTTGGAGAAGCAGCTTCGCGATTCACTCGCGCTGCTGCAGGCGAAGAAGGCCAAGCCAAAAACGAACGGCGCGAACGGTCTTCACCCGCCCGCGCCGCCGGCTGCAGCCCAGACCACAGCTTCGGAAACACAGCAGAATCATAATACCACCGCCGCGCACGCGCCACAGCGCTCCGCGACGATGCTTGAGGACGCGCTCTGCACCGTAATCGCAGCGTGCGTCAAGGCCCGCGCGTTCGCGAAAGAGCAGGGATACGACCTGCCCGCGTTCAACGGCGACGAGCACTGCCGCTTAGTAAATACACTGATGATCGGTAAGCAAGCCGCCGCGAACGGGGGCCACCGATGAGATATGAGGAGCTTGATCTCGGGGACGGCGTGCGGAAACACGCTGCCTACGTTATGCCCGTCGTCTCTCAGACAGACTACTGGGCTAACGTCACCGACGTTCCCTGTCCGGTTTGTGCCGGTGGCACGATCCGCTGGCACGAGGCGGGATACGTTCCGGGTTCGCGTCTATGCGATTGCTGCGGACGGTTTTTCCAGGCTCGCGGCAGCGTCAAGGACGGCGCCGTATTAATCCGCGATTCACGGTTTGACCGGAGGCCTCCGCAATGATCCGCCAAACGAAGACAAGGGGGCGCGCATGCGCCCCCGCCGTTCGCCAACCGCGCAAAAACACCGCAACCGCAGCGCCTGGCTGCCCGCCAGCGCGTCCGGAGGCCTCCGGAGGTATCGCGGACGCGGTCGCCGAGGTTCTCTCGCCGTCCCAGGTGCGCACGTACCTCGATTGCAGCGCAAAATGGTGGTACTCGACCGGCCTTAATCTGCCCGACCCGCCCGGCGCCGCGCTGATTCGCGGCCGGGTGATGCACCAGGTGGTCGAGATGTCTTACCG